CTCACGAACAGCTTTTTGCACATAATCTGGGTTATACTTGTGCCTTGCTATCAGTGCGGTCCAATCAGGAAATCCCAATACTATTTCTTTTTCTGAAATCTGAGCCGTTCGCATGAGACGAGTTACATATGAATCTTTTCCCTCTTTTACTATATCGTCCATGAATTCTTTCAGCACATCTTGTATACGCCCATATACTAATTTTGATAGCGTCAAATACATATGCCTACAAAAATCATAAGCGACTCGATTAGTGCCTTGAGTGTCGTAAGCCATACCAATTGCCGAAACAATATACTCCACGACTGATTTAGAGTCAGCTTTTCCATACGAGTATTTCATGATTATTGCTGACAACGGGCGATAAGGCAATACCGGAGACATGCTATACATTTTTATCTCTTCCTTCGTGAATACACTCTCTCGCTCTATGAAATACCGTTTAAGAAAGACAATCCCTTTCTCATCAAACATTCCAGTATATTTGTTCGGTCGGCTTATAAATTTTGATCTGTTCATATCTCTGATTTGCATTTTCCAATAATCCGCCACAAATCGTGCAAAGCCCGGCTCATTTATAATATCATTCACATCTTTATGAGTATATAACACGTGATCATCACCATACACTGCAATTCCGACACGATATAACTTAAACAATTGTCTAATCTGAGGCACTCTATGAGGGTGCCGTTCCATTACCTGTCGAACATACATATAATAAAGTATGGCTACTATCCAAGAATCTCCGTGAGAGGTTTCAAATGCTCCAGATGGCATACCTCCATAGATTACTCTCCATATCGTAGAGAAAAGATGTGTAACTTTAATGGATAAACGCTCGGCACATATCCGAAAAAAAGCTCGAAGTAACAATCGATTCGCGCCTGTCATTCTCTCAAAATTAAAATAAACACTAGCCTGAGTAACATACAGCATTAACAATATCATATGGATCGAAGTATCAAGGTGTCGAAAATCACCATCTTCAAATATAATATCAGGATCATCCCAACCCATAGTCATCGCGAATGCCGTTGCTCCCCCAAACCAAAATGACATGCCTATCTTAATTACCCTGCCCCTCTCAACAATTTGTCGATAATGCAAGCACATTGCTGCCATTATATACTGAAACAAAGATAAAATATAATATGGTCGAAGTTTCCAAGGCAATTCATCGGCTTCTTTCTTTGGCAAACCATGTTTGTTATAAAACTCGTCTTTCAAGGTTACTTGAGCCGCAACATCCTGGGGCACGTAATTTTCATTCTTTAAAAGTTCGCCTTTCAGCTTTCCTATTTCAA